GAGCAATCATCCAGGGCCGACCCGACGATGTGGGTGTGGTGGCTGTCGGTAAAACAGCGGACTTCAAAACAGTCCAGGAGATGATCAGAGACCTCACTCAGAGGCTCTCAGATGCCTTCCTAGTGCTCAATGTCCGGCAGTCCGAGCGGACTACCCTTGGCGAAGTAAATGCCACCGTACAGGAGCTTAACGAGCAGTTAGGTGGTATCTACAGCAACCTCACTTCTGAACTGCTACAGCCTTATTTGCATAGAAAGCTTGCACAGCTAAGTAGAGCTAAAAAGATTCCACCCCTTCCAAAGGGTTTGGTGTTGCCAACAGTTGTGGCTGGTCTTAATGGCATTGGCCGTGGTCAAGACAAAGCTGCATTGATGGAGTTTGTCGGGACTGTCGCTCAAGCAATGGGACCAGAGGCTTTGGTTTCTTTGATCAACCCACAAGAGTTCTTGAAACGCTTGGCTGCTGCCAGCGGTATTGAAGTCTTGGGCCTTGTCAAAGGAGAAGAGCAGCTGGCACAAGAGAAGCAAGAAGCTCAGCAGCTAGCCACACAACAACAAGTCATGGGTCAAATCGGTCAGCTGGCCAAGACTCCTATGGCTGAACAATTTATAAACCCCAATCAACAACAAGATGCCGGAACAGAGCAGCCCCAAACGCCGCCGAGCCCGCAAGCCTGATGGTAAATATCAAGGTAACTCGGAAGGCCTAAACCAAGCCTGGGAAGCTACCGAGATTATTGAAGCTATCGGTGAGAAAACAGTTGACTACTCTGTTAAGCAAAAAGTAGTCGGTCCTTCGCAGGACACTGCTGGTAAATACAGCAAACGAAAAAAAGTAACCGCGCCATCCTTTGGGAAGGCATATACCGTTAACAATTAACTATGGCTACCACCACTTTCGATACCTCTGAAGGGCCATCAGCAGAACAGCAGGCAGCTGAGACTGCTGCGTTGGAGCAAGGTGAAAAACTCACCGCAATGCAACAGGAGGATCGAGACCGCAAATTCCAGCAGACAGATGATGAAAATGCTGATGCCTCACTAATTGGGGGCAAGTTCAAATCACAAGATGATCTGCTGAAAGCCTATGAAGAGCTGCAGCGCAAACTAGGCAGCAACGAAGAACAACCTGAAGAGGTAGAAGCTGAAGCTACTGAGGTTGAGCAGCCGCCAGAAGTCGAGCCAGAAGTGGCTGAGACTGTCAACTACATGCACCAACTCAATCAAGAGTTTGGTAAGTCTGGTCAACTTTCAGAAGAGGCTGTAGAGCGTCTCGGCTCTATGGACTCTAAGGAGTTAATCAAGGCCTATATGGCCTACAACTCTCAGGCGCAAAACGCATCGCTTCAGCAATCAGAGTTGGATGCCATTCAGCAATCCGTAGGTGGGGCTCAGGCCTACACCGAAATGGTGCAATGGGCAGCTGCCAACTTGCCTGAAGATGAGATTGCAGACTTCAATGCTGTAACAGCTACAAACAACCCCGCAGCTATTAAGTTTGCAGTTCAATCACTAGCCAATCGTTATCGAGACAAAGAAGGCTATGAGGCACCCCTGGTGTCTGGCCGCAAAGCTCCCTCAAAAGATAAAGCATTCCGCTCACATGCTGAGCTGAGTCGAGCTATTGCCGATCCTCGATATGCAACAGACCCCGCATTCCGTAGGGATGTAGAAGAAAAACTATCCCGCAGTGGAGACCTACTATGAGACCTGAATATGAAACCCATTGGGAACGCGCAGAGCGTTGGAATGGTCGCTTCGCAATGATCGGAGTGGTAGCAGCTATCGGAGCCTTTGTGGTCTCTGGAAGTATTTGGTGATTTTCCGTACGTTCATCCTATGCAATTTGACATCAGAGTAAATAAAGAGTGGATTGTTCTTACTCATAGAGCTGTATCCCATCTCTTGACCACATGGCCTGGAGGTGACCCTGAAGAACAAGCGGCCATGGTCGCTCTCAAGCAGGATCTAGATCGTTTATTGCTCGAAAGCATGTATCACGTATAGGACGCATCTACCCAGAGCATGGAACGGGGCCTGGGCCTAACGGAGATCACAATGACTGACGTTCAAGTCAAGCAAGCTGTGCGCCTTCAGAAGGCCACAGAAAAGAAGCAGAAGCTCACCTATAGGGGTGTGCGTTACCTGCTGATCAAGTAGCCCTAGGGAGGCTTTGTATCCCGCCTGTACCTGATTGATGGTGCAAATTACTTTCCGTTGACAACACGGGGAGACGGTTACGGTTGCCAAGACCGGAAAGCTTGGCTGCCTGCCAGTTGGAGTAGCAGGGGTTCGACTCCCCTGCCTGGTATTTGCCCTTTGAGCCCGCCACGGTGGATAACTCTTTGGGTGCATGCGCCCCGACTAAGGCCTAATTAGTCAAAACTTAGATCTAGATCGCAATCAATAAACCTTTTTAATTTTTACCTACAGTGACTTACACTGCTTTTCAGGGTAACAACGTAGCCGACGGCTCACGTACACCCACACAAAACTACGATACCCGTTACGCAACAGCGTTGAAGCTGTTCAGTGGTGAGGTATTTAATGCCTTTAATAGTGCAACAATCTTCAAAGGATTGGTACGCAATTATGCACTCCGTGGCGGCAAGAGTAAACAGTTCTTGCTGACCGGGAAGCTCGCAAGTGGCTATCACACTCCTGGTGAAGCTATTGCTCCCGCAGCTGGCCTAAGGTCAAACGAGAAGACAATCGTCATGGACGATCTGCTCGTGAGCAGCCAGTTCGTATACGACCTTGATGAAATTCTGTCGCAATGGTCCAGCAGATCTGAGATCAGTAAGCAAATCGGTGAGGCCCTTGCCCTTCACTACGATGACCGTATTGCTCGTGTTCTCGCTAAAGCTGCTACTGAAACCTCTGTTGTGACTGGTGAGCCTGGTGGCTTCCAGGTCAACATTGGTGCAGGCAATACCAACAATGCTCAGGCACTTGTAGATGGTTTCTTCGAAGCTGCTGCAACCCTCGACGAGCGTTCAGCTCCCCAAGATAATCGCGTCTGCGTATTATCGCCTAGACAATATTATAGCTTGATTTCTAGCGTGGATACTAATATCCTAAATCGCGAAATTGGCAACACCCAAGGCGACATGAATAGCGGCAAAGGCCTCTTCTCAATCGCTGGTATTCGCATCTTTAAGTCTAACGTTCTGGCTGACCAGTACGGAAATGATGCAACTGCAAATGCTGCAGTAGATGGAGAGAACAATGACTATGTTATTGACAACTCCAACCTTGCTGGCCTCGTATTCCATAGGGAAGCTGCAGGTACAGTAGAGGCAATTGGTCCTTCAATTGAAACAACTTCTGGGGACTTCCATGTCCAATACCAGGGCGATTTGATCGTCGGAAAATTGGCTATGGGTTGCGATTCTCTTCGCGTCTCTGTTGCTGGTTCCCTCCAAGCTGCTTGATATTTATCCCAGAGGTTCGGTATATCCGGGCCTCCGGGTTTTCTCATTACCCGAAACAAAATGGCAACTACTAAGGCAACACGACTTGCTGCCGTCAACACTATTATTTCTAATATCGGCCAAGCTCCTGTAACAGCTTTGGATACAGGCAATCCGCTTGTGGAAATGGCCGAGCTTGTACTCGATGAAGTTACTTTGGCTGTACTTGCTGAAGGCTGGGAGTTCAATACAGAAAGGTATTATCCATTTACACCTGATGCCAATGGAAATATCTTTATCCCCACTAATGTACTAAGCCTTGATACTGCTCCCGGCTCTGCATGTCAGGCAGTAATTAGAGACGGCAAGCTATACGACAGGGTTAAGCACAGCTATACATTTTCTGAAACTCAGGAGCTTGACGTTACATGGCTGTTTGATTTTGAGGATCTGCCTGAAGTCTATAAAAACTACATCACTATTAGATCAGCCAACGTCTTTGCTGGCCGCTCTGTGGGCTCTCAGGAAGCCGTCTCCTTCGGTCAAAGGGAAGAGACCATAGCCCGTGCAACTCTTATGGAGTACGACACACAGCAAGCTGACTATTCAATCTTTGCTGATATTAAGGGCAACTCTTCATACAGCCAGCAGGCTTTTCGTCCAATTCAAATCGTACATAGATTCTAATGGCAGCAATCTCCCAAGTTATTCCTAATCTGCTGGGAGGTGTCAGCCAGCAGCCAGACCCCGTAAAACTACCTGGCCAACTACGTCAAGCAGAAAATGTATTGCTTGACCCTACGTTTGGATGTCGCAAACGTCCTCCAACTGCTTTTGTTGCCAAGCTCGATGACAACATACCTGATACCGCTAAGTGGTTTAATATCTTTAGAGACAATAATGAGCGTTATTTAGTTGCTATTTATCGCAATAATAATAGCACTGTTATTCGTGTTTGGGAAGCTGATACAGGTGTAGAGCGTACAGTAAACATCCAAGCTTCTGCCGGTGCCTACCTGGATGTTAACGATACACGCAATCTTAACGAGCTAAACATCAATGACTATACCTTGCTGAGCAACTCAGAAAAGGTTGTGTCTATGTCCGCTGATACAGATGGTGACAGTGATGCAGAAGCTTTAGTAGTGATTAATCAGGTGGCATACAACACCACCTACAACATTGATTTTCTTAAGGACGGCCAGCAAACTACTCAACAGAAAGTTTACCGAGCTACAAAACTTTCAGTTGACCCAGGTGCATTTGAGGATTTAAGCAGTGGTAACTGCGTCTATGCCGCTACGCAGAATTTTGTAGAAACGCAAGGATCAAAAACAGGACTTGGATTTAGGTTGCAAACTCGCTGTCAACCCACTCAAGTCACTACAGAGGTTCCAGGTGATCCATACCCAACTGGCGTTGTGCGTGGTGACAACAGTCTTCATAGTGCTAATTATCAGCTACAGGCTTACTGCACAATCCTCTTCGGTCAATCAGATACCTTCGCTTTTGGCTCTTATCTATACCACCAATTTTCAGGTACTACAGCAGCTGGGGATCTGACCGTCAGGTTGGAGTTTAGAATTACTAATAACCCGTTCAACCCCGACTATAAAGACGAGCATTTCTTCTCGCTAACTAATGTTGATATTGTTTCCTATACCATTAACTATAGCAGTAGTACCAAATGGTCTGAAGGTTTATTTATCACAGACACCCAAACCTTCTTAAGTGATACTAAGCGATTCAGTGAAGACCCTGACAATGGTATTAATGGTGTCTATCTAGCAGGTGATTCAGGTGGTGTAGCCGTTACTGTTGATCGTGTTACGCAAGCTCCTCCTACCAGCCAGTATTCGTTTAAGAGCCGTTATACAACACAAGCCACACTAATTAATGGTGGTATTGGTTGGCGCATTGGCGACTCTGTGCAAGTACAAATGGGTAATAAGAGTTATACGGTCACAGTCGAAGATGAAAGTTTTGGATATAGCTATGTATCCGAGTCTTCTGTTTCCTTTACCACACCTGCCAATGCTACTTCAGGAGGCCTTGACGTGGGGGCAATTGTTGGCAGCCTTACGACCAGCATTAACGGCCTTTCTGCCTATACAGCTACTCCTATCGGTAACGTCATTCATTGCGTAAGAACTGATGGTAGAGACTTTAACTTGCAAACCAGGGGCGGCACAACCAACAATGCTCTGTACGCAATTAAATCTTCCGTAAATGATGTTTCTACTCTGCCTAGCCAGTGCGTCCCTGGTGTAGTTCTTTTAGTACGTAACTCAGCCGAATCTGATTCCGATGACTACTACGTTAAATTTGTTTCTGCTGCCGGTGACATCCCCGGTCAAGGTGCGTGGGAAGAAACACATTCTCCAGGCATTACTACAGAGATAAATCCATCCACTATGCCTCACGCAATGATCCGAGAGGCAGATGGAACGTTTACTGTCAGGCCTTTGTCTGCCCAATATGACGATGTCTTGTTCTGGGCATCCAGAGAAGTTGGTGACGAGAACTCAAATCCCAATCCGACGTTTGTGGGTAAAGGTATAAAAGATATGTTCTTCTACATGAACCGATTAGGGTTTCTTTCAGAAGATGCTGTCATCCTTTCCCAGCCTGGTGATTATTTTAATTTCTTTGTGGGTTCTGCTATTGCCGTAAGTGATGCCGATCCAATCGACATGACGGCTAGCTCTACTAGACCAGCTAAATTGCGAGCTGCTCTAGGTACTCCTAAAGGTCTACTTCTGTTTGCTGATAATTCTCAAT